TTGAGGAACAAACTCATCCGTGATGTCATCTATCTCATCCTGAATGACCGATATCAATCTTGCAAATGTTCCTCTGTGACGAAAAACATCTTGATGATCTTGTATCGGTCCACCAGTTCTTATCGTTATGTAATGGCGTGACATCAGTCCCCTCTTAGCGATTAGTCACGAATTGTACGACCACAACACACTCACCAGCAGCTGTTGTTTTGTCCCGTGTTGCATAAAGAGTTAGCTCTTCATCATAGGGAACAAACTCTTTTTGATTAGTTGAAGTAAAATCTTGTGTCCCTTGGGCTTTAATGTCCTTTTCACTAAATTCATTGCCACCATAGGTGCTGCCAATCTTTAATTTCGCCTCAGAAAACGCCGTCTTAACGAACGCTTTAATCGAAGTGATCATTGCTCCACGAGGCAAGGTTCCTATCTTGCGGGTAAGCTGCTTATCGCTATGGGTGATATTTAAACGCAAAAAGCTGACCTGATGCGTATGAAGATCTCTACCATGTAAGTGACCTTTAACTCCATCTACCATATCTTATTTCCTTTCCTCGTTAAGCCGCGTCAACTTCACCAGTGTAGGTGGGGATAACTATCGTTCCAAAATCTTGTGCACCTTGTGCTCTTCCGGGCATTTGGAAACGGGTTTTCTTCATGCCTATAATCGTATGAACACCAAAACCATATTCACGTTTGTAGTCGAAGGTTTCTTCTTCGATCTTATAGCGTGTGTCCCCATACCCCTTACCGAAAGCCATAACGACACTTTGTGCCCCAAGTAGAACAGCACGACGCACACCAGCAGCACGAGTACCATCAGACTTCACACCATTGGTAACATGTTCGGATTCACGTAAAATCACACCGTTATACATGCCTAGAGAACCATCAAAGATGGGGTTTTTAGCACGTGAACCGGTATAAGCAGCCTTCTGTATATCAAGCCACTGACCCGTTTCTGTATTGGTACGTAATTGCGTCACTTGAATGGGGTGCAAATATAAAACATAGACGCTTTCACCATTCACACGAACTGGTCTAATTTTAGGATTTGCTAGCTTAGCGTACTGAACAGCTTCATCTATCAATTTAAGATTAAAGCTATGTTTGCCTTTTTCTGTAAGATCTTCATCCTTGGTTTTGCCGTCAGGGCGTACAATGCGCTTACTACTTGGAGCTATCGGCGCATTAAAACCGTAATAAAGAGGATCAAGATCAATGATATCTCCCTCAAAATGGAGTCTGTGCGCTGTATAACCGCAAGCATGAACGAAAAACATCAAACTTAAACGGTCTGCAAACCAATCCGATAAACTGTTTTTGGCTTCTTCACGTAAATTAAACAAAGTACGCTGAGTATCGATAGTCCCTTCATTGGGAATTCTCGTGCCATGATAGAGCTCATTGATATACAATTTATCATGGAGGAATTGGAGCGCTTCTTCATTTCCTTCAAGCGTTTCGCCCTCACTCACACCACGTCCCGCTAATTGAGCACGAAGACTAAAGGTTACACAATCCCCTTTGCCTTTCTGTGTTTCTGTTTTTACTTGAATAATGCTATTGGAGCCCTTCCCTATAAGAGGAGCTATCGGCGTTGCCTTGGATACCTCCGCATCTAGCATTCTAGCCCATCTTTTTAACGCATGGGGTTCATTGATCCCTATATTGGTTGTTGCCATTTATTTCACCTTTCTTTGCTGTAAAAAAAACCGGCTTAAAAGCCGGAGGAAAATCCGCACCAAAGGCGGCTTTATCTGTATTAACCCCTCATTTAATCATCATCATCCGCTCCACTCAATTTGCGCATAAGCGCTTGGTTCTTCGGATTGCTGTACCACGCTTGAAACTCTTTATCAGACATATTATCAATGGCGTCCAAAGTGATTGGTCCAACACTGCCCCCTCCTCCAGATGCCGTTAAAGTTTTCGCTGAATTCTGCCTGCTTTGAAGCGCTGCAACCTGATTATTGGCTTGTACCGCTTTGTTCTGATAGCCAAGGTTTTGTGCTACCCTATAAAGCTCTTCTGCTGGATTAGTCCCATTTTGTGCACAAGTCGCTGCTACCGAACGTAATTCATTGCCTATAATTTCATCTATCGTACTCTTTTCTGCATACTGAGGATAAATTCCTGACCAACTGGATAATTCCTTAACACGGGTCTCATAAAGAAAATTCACCGCAGCACCCAAATCACTGTATTTCTTTTCAACCGCCGTAAAAGAATTTTCCAAAAACTGATTCAATTGCATATCATGCTGTTGCTGCTCAAAAGCCCGCCTTTGCGCTTCCAGTTGCTCTTTAATAAACGCGCCTTGCTCTTGAAGCTTCTTTCCCATCCAAGCCATATAGCCAACAATGTCCTGACTCATATCAGGGGGTGTATCATCACCATCAGCAGAAGTTTCCTGTGGTTGAGGATCATAAAACTTCATAAGGGCTTCACGTGATTTATGGACTTGTTCCTCTGCACGCTGCTCTTCTACCGTAGATATGTCCGAAGGCTCATGAACAGGCTGTGAGACCGGCTCTTGCGAACTTATATCATCACTGGTAACGGTTTCACTATCACTGCCGCCATCAAAATAGTTATCATCATCAAATACCTGCTGTTCTGCTGTGTACTCTTCATTCATACCATCCATCTCTTCACTCATTTGTGCATTCATTCTTTCACCTTTCTAAATGCTTCGTGCTCTATATGTATCTGCTCTGGAACGCATAATCTGATTGCGCATTTGTTCATTCAGAATGCGTTGACGCTCTAATTCATGCTTCTCTTGCATGAGTTTCGCTTCTAATTTCGCTTTTTCCTGCCGCACGTACAGATCAATCTGCTTGCCTTGTAAATCCATCTGTTGCATCTGTGCTTTTACTGCAATGTCCTGCTGCTTTTCTTGCAACTTCATTTCCTGTTCGGGATTCATTTGCTGCTGTTGTTGTGCCATCTGTTGTTGCTGTTGGAACTTCTCACTCACACGATTGAGTAATGATGCCGGCAAAGGCGAATAACGCAACAAATCAAGCATGATATCCGGTGTAATCGCGTTTTGAAGCAACGGTAACAGCTGTGTGATAATGCCAAAGGTACGCTCTTTTTCGTTCGGGCTAGTTGGCGCATCATCAACGACAATGTCATAATCAACACTCATAACCTCTTCGCGGGTTAACGGAATATATTGCGCATTTTCCTCTCCCGATATCCGCACCAAACGACCATCAGACAGATAATTCTGGATCAAATGGAGGATAATCTTCCCTTGACGCTTGCGATACAAACGCAAGCCATCAAACAAACAAGCAAGAAGGTTCAAACTCGATTGACGCCTCTGTGCTTCAAGAATGCCTGCTTGTGTGACTTCTCTTGTACCAATAAATTCAGGCGATAAACCTGTAACCTGATTGATCGCTTCTTTTGCTTCATTAAACAGCTGGAAAAAGCCTTGTGGAAACTGTGCTACAGGCTTTGGTTGTATCTTGCCTAGTGCCAATGCGTTAGGTTTAGTCCATGTAAGAGTATCTGCCCTACTCAAACTTCTTGCCGCCTCTTCATCATTCTCAAAAGCCCCCCGTTCTGCCATAATCCCGCCCTTGGATTGGCTATTGAGGATATACATCACCTGACTAAAATACTTATTAGCCCAGCGTTGCGGATCTTTTGTCGGGCGCACAACGCCATAAAACTGTCGATTGATCTTATCAAAATAACCGGTAATGCACTCCCAACCCAATTGACCAGCAGGAACGAGCGGTTGATCAGGCTCTGACAAAAGCTTTCTGCCTAGAAAAGCACGTCTCACAACCTTTTTATTGAATTGAACAGCCTGTATATTCGGCATGACACATTGAAGCTGTTCAAATTCCTCCTTGCTATAATCTCGCAATTCACCTGTTTCTAGATCAGGTGCCTTATAAGCTTTTTCTCTTTCAAACCAGCGGCATTCAACAAGCGTGACCATGCGTCTGCCATTCTCAACATCAACGCTCTTGTCATCACTGTAATATTCAAGATCATTATGATGAACACCATCATAACCCACGCCATCCCGTGCCCAATCCGCATTGAGCTCTGTCCAATGGCATTCAGGAAACATCTCTCTCGCAACTTCCAAAGGCTTACGGTCGACATACCACATACGTTGTGCATCCGTTAAATTTGGTTGAACCGCTGCACTGTCCCAAACCATTTTCAACGGATCTAAACGCGTAATCACCGGCTCTCCATCAGGGTTGTTTTCATAATCAAGACGCGTATCTGTCCAGCCCATCCCACAAATGACAGCATCCTGAAAAGCGTCACTATCCGCATATTCAGCATGCGCCATGTCCCTAAACCATTCCGCCGCCCCAGTAAGCAATTCACTTGGCAATGCCTTGCCTATTTGACGAGGAATAAATTGCACTTCACGCTTATTGTTGCGTTCAGAGCCCACAACTGCATTCACGAGCGGGGCAATACGATTAAAGGTCATGACAGGGCGGCGTTGCTCCTTTAAAACCGATAAATCCTTCTCATTCCACTGATCACCATTGTAGAAAGCAAAATCCTCACGAGCATGTTCACGCCATTTATTTACATGCTCCAAATCTTCTTTGTACCAACTTACAAGCTTGCGAAACAAACAGTCACTCGAGAGATCAGAAGCTTTTCTTTCTTCCTCCTCTAATGTCTCATCATCTTGCATCATTCTGCCATCCATGAGGTACTCTCATATTCTCTTCTGCCGCTATAGGCTGCTCGTTTCCGTATTTCTTGGGGTGGTTCATAAGCTACACACATTAAACCAAAGGCATCTGCCCCATGGCTCGACCAATCATGCTCTGCACCCAAACCTATATTGCGCTTCTCATCCCATTTCTCGTGATACCAATTCAGTGCTTTACGACCCGCTACCGTAGTTGCCTCATTAAACCAAACTGAGGGCAATATTCGTCGCACCGCTTCTATACGTATCTTGACCGCCCCTGCCCCCTGATTGGGAATAACTTGCGTTTCAAAACCCGCATCATTCAAAGCACTCTCAAAACTCACATTGTGCACACGGTCTCTCGTCGCACCATCATGAGGCAAAACCATCAACGCCTTCTCATAGCCATTTTGACGCAACCAGCCTATGTGCTCGGATAACGGCTGCCCTTGTGCTTCGTAATAATCAAGAACTCTGATTTCGCGCCCTACAAACTGTGCTATCCATATTGCCGTGGCATCTGCCTTGGCGCCCGTGCCCCCAATATCCCAAAAAGCGCGTATTTGCATCAAAGGATCACGAGAAACGCGTCCTATCCGCCCTTCCTGCTCGGCTGCCAACATCTCTTGTTGATAGTAAGCACCCTGAACCGCGGTTAAGTAACCGCCTTCCCAAATATGCTTATAGCTCTCTGGTCGGTTCCTAAGATCATCCAACCGTGCTTCATTCAAGATCTTTGGAAACTTCGGGTTATCTGACCAATTGATCTCAACACGCTTGATTGCATCATTATCAGAAAAGCGAAACCGCTTCTCAACGGGGGCATTCTCTCGCAATGGGTTCCATGTCACCCACAACTCTGCACGCCATCCCTCACCCTCTTCACGTAAAGTCGGTATAAGCGTTTGCCAAGCTGTCTCTGTGACAGGCTCTGCCTCATCAACCCAGCATAGCAAAATACGCCCCATCGACTTGATACTTGCTACATTGCGATCAAGACCAGAAAACTGAAAGGCTATACGACCATCTCTCGATTTAATCGAAGACTCCCCAATCTTGTAATAGTCCTTTAAAAAGTCATGCGCTTCAATGGCGCGCTTAATCTCCTCTAAAGAACTCTCAGCTAGCGAATTCTGAAACTGCCGTGCACAAAGAATAGTGCCTGATATCCCTCCCATACCAAACTGATAGCCTTTTAAAGCCGCCATCAAGGCAAATGATCTTGTCTTTCCTGACCCCCGTCCTCCCCAAGCAGCACGAACCGCTGCCTTTCCTGTAAAGATTGGTATAAGCTTTGGTACAATACTAATCTGTGCGGTCGTCATTTACCAAAGGCGCGATCTCTACACGCGTTATCATCTTTAT